CAAAAAGTCTACACGATTCAAACAGCTGCTGATGCTGAAGCTGCTGCAAATCAAATCCCTTCAGGTGCGCTTGAATACGACCAAATTTCATTAAGCGGTAGAGAGAAAACCACAGCTATAAACATTCTCTCAGGAAGAGATAAAAGAAGACCACATAAAAGAGCTCTAATTGTAAAAATAATGAAAGAGCAGAAACATGTACTTGAAGAAAAAGCTTCAGGTGCTAGTAAAGTACTAAGCCGCTTACGTGGAGAAACTTACGACAGGTATGAGCAGTGGAAAAAAAGACACGAAAACTCAGACGGCACTTCTAGGTATAGCAGAAGAGGTAGAGGTAGAGAGAGAGACGATAGGGACTAATTAAATATTATCCCATTTATGTTTGTTGGATAAGTTTTATTTTCTTATATTATACTAAAGGTTTTATAAATGTTTTATATAGTAGAAGAAGAAAGTAAGCTGGAGCACTTAGAAAGGTTAGTTAGACTAGGTTGCTATGTTGATGTAATTCCTTCCAACAGTTCTTTTCACCCTAAGTTAACTACTACTACTGCAGTCTATATTAGATTAGTCAACGCAGCACATGGATATATTATTCCTATAAATCACGATGAAGGTCTTAATGTATCAAAAGACCGTATCTACGCGTTGTTAAAATCTACTAGTACACTATATACATTAGATAAGAAAAAGCTCCTCTATCACTTTAATCTACAAGAAGCCATAGATCTTTCCTTAGTTTATACTATGAATAATTACGATCGTTTAGATTATTCTGTAGATACTCCTTCAATTAATTACTATTACAGTAAATTCGAGTCTAATGAGAATATAAATTGTTTTATTCCGTTGAGTAAACTGTATGAATCTAGTGAGAAAACCTACGATAAAATTAAAGATGTTATAAACTTACCTATACCAGAAGGTTTTGACTTTTATAATACTACAGCTACAAACGTTTTTTACTTAATAGAACAGAATCATTTAGGAATTCACTACGAAGCTTTTAAAGAGGTGTTTAAACCAAGAAATCATCTATTTAACATATTTGATAATTCCGTATTAACACTTTACAACCTTTATAATGTTACATCTAGACCTACTAATGCTTTTAATTCTATTAATTTCGCTGCTATACCTAAAAGTACAGAGCATAGGCAATGTTTCCATCCGACCAATGATTATTTTGTTGAGTTTGATTTCGATGGTTATCACCTTCGATTACTTTCTGAGCAAATTGGGTATGAACTCACTAGTGAATCAGCACATAAACAGTTAGCTAAGTACTACTTCGGTACAGAAGATATTACTGAAGAACAATACCTACAGGCTAAACAAATTAACTTTCATGCCATTTACGGTAAAATACCAGAAGAACATAAAGACCTCAAAATATTTAAAGAAATTCAGAGATATATAGATAATATGTGGACTTCTTTTAATAAAGAAGGGTTTGTACGTAATACTCAATCAGGTAAACACTTTACTAACAAACTCAAAGACATGCATCCAGCGAAACTAATGAATTATATGATGCAATCGTTGGAAACTTCAAATAATATTCTCAAAGATAAGAAAACTAAAGTAGTTCTTTACACATATGATGCACTGCTTTTCGACTTTAGTAAAGAGGATGGGAAAGAAACACTAGAAGAACTACAAAAAATACTGGAATCAGAGGGTAAATACCCAGTAAAATTCAAATTTGCTTCTGATTTAGTTTTATAAGAAAACAATATATTTATATATGATAAATGTTATAGAAAAAACGTTCGATTACGATATCGAACTGCCGAACCTAATTGATGATATGAATAATAAATTATTCTGTACTTTTGCTACCGAGGATACATTGGAAGGAGTACTTGAGGCGGTGAAGGAAAAGTATAATATCATATATAATAAAATATTTGTACTTTATTCTAAAAGCCAAGACGAGTATATCTGTACCTATAATGTAGACTTTGGAAACGTATCAAGCTTTCTTGATAACACTATTCTGGTACATAGAAAAAAAGAGTCCAACACTCTTTATACAATTAATGCCCTTAATACTTTAATTAAACAACTAAACGGTGGAGTATTAGACACTTCTTACAGAGTTAATTGGGCTGATTATAGAAATTGTATACTTCTTACTAAAGGACCTGAGCTAAAAAGGGTTAATACGAAACTTTTTCGTATATTAGAGTTGGAGAACTAAGAAATAGTTCTTATATTATATAAAGAAATAAATAATAAGTTATATGGATTTAAATGCTATACGCGCAAAGCTTGATTCGTTAAATTCTAACGGTCAGCAAAGAGAAAAGACAGACTATTCCACTATTTTTTGGAAACCTGAACTAGGTAAACAAACTGTACGAATTGTACCTTCTGCTTTCGATCCCACTTTCCCGTTCAAAGAGTTAAAGTTTCACTACGGTATTGGAAAATATCCGATGGTTGCTTTATCTAATTTCGGAAAGCAAGATCCTATTGAAGAGTTCGTAAAAGAGTTACGTAAAACTAACGATAAGGACAATTGGTCATTATCCGGTAAGTTAAATCCTAAGACTAGAGTCTTTGCTCCTGTAGTAGTAAGAGGAGAAGAAGATAAAGGTGTTAGATTATGGGGATTTGGTATTACTATTTACAAAGCACTTCTTGCTTTAGCAGAAGATGAAGATGTAGGTGACTTTACCGATGTTATTAACGGATGGGATTTAGTAGTAGAGCAGGCTCAAGGTAATCCTTACCCTACAACTACTGTTAGAATCAAACCTAAACAAACTCCACTTTCAGATAATAATGATTTAGTTGACAAATGGTTAAAAGAACAACCTAATCCTGTAGAAGTACATAATGAATATGATTATGACTTTATCAAGAAACAACTTCAGAACTATTTAAACCCAGGTTCAGCTGAGGAAAATACTCCAGCAGCAGGTTCCGAAACTTCGCCAGAAAGCTCAAGTCCTCAAAAGACTGACTTTACTTTAGAAACAGCTACTGCTGGCAATAAAGATACAGTTAGTAAATTTGATGACCTATTTAACGAGTAGAAATGGCAAAAAAGAAAGAAGTACAGGCAAAAGCGACCGCTGCTGTTCGCAAGTCGTTTAATTTAAGTAATTTTAAAAAGAAGAAAGGTTTTTCTACTGCTTCAGTAAAATTTAAGGAGCAAGGCTGGATACCGCTATCAAAAGCTTTTCAGGACATAACCTCTCTACCCGGTATTCCGACCGGACATATCACTCTTCTACGAGGTCATAGTGATACAGGTAAGACTACTGCTCTATTAGAAGCTGCAGTTAATGCTCAAAAAATGGGTATACTTCCTGTTTTTATTATTACTGAGATGAAATGGTCTTGGGAGCATGCTAAAGAAATGGGCTTACAGTTTGAAGAAACTCTAGACGAAAACGGTAACGTAGTAGACTACGAAGGACATTTCCTATATGCAGATAGAGGACAGTTGAATACTATTGAAGATGTAGCAGTATATATCGCAGATCTTATGGATGAGCAAGCAAAAGGAAACTTGCCGTATGATATGTGCTTCTTCTGGGATAGTATAGGATCAGTACCCTGTGACCTTTCAGTACGTTCTAACAAGAACAATAACGAATGGAATGCAGGAGCTATGTCTACACAGTTTGGTAATAACTTAAATCAAAAGATTTTATTATCTAGAAAAGAAAATTCTCCTTTCACCAATACTTTAGTAGCTATTAATAAAGTCTGGACTATGAAACCAGAATCTCCAATGGGACAACCTAAGTTGCAGAACAAAGGAGGTATGTCTATGTGGTATGATGCTACCTTAGTAATTACTTTTGGTAATATCACTAATCCTGGTACGTCTAAGATCAAAGCTATCAAAAACGGAATGCAAGTAGAATTTGCTAAACGTACAAACATTCAGATAGAAAAAAATCATATCGGTGGAGTACAGTCTAGAGGAAGAGTAGTTATGACTTCCCATGGATTTATTCCCGATGATAAAAGAGAAATCGATAAGTATAAAGATGCACACAAAGAGCATTGGCTTAAATTAGTCGGTAGTCTTGATTTTGATCTAATCGAGGAAGGTGATTTAGAAGAGACTCCAATTTCACCTAACTTACTCGATTAATGGCATACGAAGATATACTAAATAATCTTAAACCCACCCCACCCCGAGCTTTGAACGATCATATTATGGTTGTAGACGCTATGAATATGTTAATTCGTAGTTTTTCACTGCTCAAAGCTATGAATCCAGCCGGCCACCATATCGGTGGTCTGGTCGGGTTCTTACGCTCCTTGGGTTACGTAACACGTATATTCGACCCTACAAGAGTTATAGTGATTTGGGATGGAAAAGGAGGTTCAGGTAACCGTCAAAATATAAACCCTAATTATAAAGCACAGAGGGCTAATTCAAGAATTACGCATTGGGGGCTGTACGATACTAAACAGGAAGAAACTGAAGCACTGGTTAGCCAATTGCTTCGGACCAGAGATTATCTCGAATGTTTACCTCTACAGCAACTATCGATGGATAAACTTGAGGCTGATGATATTATAGCCTATATTGCAAAACAAGCAGGTACATCACCAAGAGTTAATAAAGTTACAATAGTTTCATCAGATAAAGATTTTCTTCAACTGATAGATGATACAGTGGAAGTATACGCTCCGGTGAAGAAAAAGGTATTTGACGTAAGCAATATTAAAGAAGAGCTTAAAGTATTACCTGAAAATTACAATATCGTTAAAGCTTTGCTTGGAGATAATTCCGATAACTTAGCGGGTGTTAAAGGACTCGGTATTAAGACTATTATGTCTGAGTTTCCTAAGTTATTAAATGAAGAAACAGATTTAGATTACGTATTTAATACATGCGAAGAAAAATTAGATTCTAAAAAAATATTTGCTAAAATAATTCACAATTGGGATAAAGTAGAAACTAACTTTCAGTTAATGGATTTGCACGAATCTGTTTTAGATCAAAAGGAAAAAGATACTATCTTAGATCTAATCAAAAGCCCGGTTCCAGATCTCCAAACAGGTGCTTTCCTACACTTATTGGAAGTTGACCAAATAGAAGGCGTTACTAAAAATACGGAAGGGTGGTTAGAAAATTTTAGAAGCTTAACCACAGTTTCGTAAAATTAAGAGATAAAATACAATCAAGTAGTTGGTTGTTAACAAGATAATAACTATATTAAATAAAAGGTTTTAAATGACATTAAAAAGCTTACAGCAGTACGGGAAGGGGTTCCAACTTAAAGTTTTAGGTTCACTATTAACTGATAAAAACTTCTTATTAAACGTTAGAGACGTCTTAACAGAGAAGTATTTTGATGCAGATTCTCATAAATGGATTATTAATCAAATTATTGATTATTTTGATAAATACCATACGACTGTTACTATGGACGTTCTGAAAGTAGAACTTCAAAAACTAGAAAACGAAGTACTGCAGGTTGCACTAAAAGAAGAACTACGTAATTCATATCAAGCTTCTCAAGACGATTTAGAGTATATTCAAGAAGAGTTTACAACTTTCTGTAAAAACCAGGAAATGAAACAAGCGATTCTTAACTCAGCTGACTTACTAAAAGAAGGTAACTTTGACGGCATCAGAAACATGGTAGAAAAAGCTATGAAAGCTGGAATGGATAAAAATATTGGTCATGAATATAATAAAGATATTGAAACAAGGTACCGTACTGATTACCGTCCTACTATTCCTACTCCTTGGCCTGTTTTTAATGATGGCATCCAAGGCGGCTTTGGTCCTGGTGACCTTGGTATCGTTTTTGGTAATCCTGGTGGTGGTAAGTCTTGGACTATGGTTGCTATTGCTGCTCATGCTGTTCAAATGGGGTACAAAGTTAATTACTATACTTTGGAACTCGGAGAAGATTATGTCGGTAAGAGATTTGATTGCTACTTTACAGGTTACAGTATTGATGAAGTTAACAAACACCGTAAAGACGTTCAGGCACATGTTGAATCGCTTAAGGGACGACTTATCGTAAAAGAATATGCTCCTAAAAGCGCTACGATTGGCACAGTCCGTTCTCATATACAGAAGTGTATAGATATGGATCATAAACCCGATTTAGTAATTATTGACTACGTAGATTACTTAAGAGCTCCATCGAAAGGTAAATACTCAGAACGTAAAGACGAAATCGACGACGTATTCATCGCGGCAAAAGGCTTAGCTAAAGAAATGAAACTCCCTATATTAACACCCTCTCAAGTAAATAGAATGGGTGCTAAGGACCAAGTAATCGAAGGAGATAAAGCTGCTGGATCTTACGATAAAATGATGGTAGCTGACATTTGTATTTCTCTTTCAAGACAGAAAGAAGATAAGGTTTTGGGTACCGGACGTGTTCATGTTATGAAAAACAGATACGGTCAGGACGGCATGACATATGACGTTAAAATGGATACGAATAATGGTCGAATAGAGTTTTTAGGTAAAACCGATATAGACGATATAGTAGAACCTGAAGGAGAGAACTTTAGCTTTTCAAAAGCACATGTTAATAAAATTTTCGAAAAAATTTAGAATATAACGGTAGAAATGTTATTATATATTCTATTTATTACCACGTCCTCTGATGCTTTTTAAGCTAACCTTCAGAGGATGTTTTTGTCTAATCTAATTTCAAATATATAAAGATATATGAGTTTATTAAAAGAGAGAATCGTATACAAGCCCTTTGAATACCCTCAAGCTTACGATTACTGGTTAAAACAGCAACAAGCCCATTGGTTGCATACAGAAGTACCTATGGCACAAGATGTAACAGATTGGAAATCTAATTTAAAAGACCACGAAAAAAATGTTATCGGAGGAATTTTAAAAGGATTTGCTCAAACAGAAACTATAGTTAATGACTACTGGTCTACTCTAGTTACTAAATGGTTTAGAAAACCAGAAATCATCATGATGGGAACTACTTTAGGTTCTTCTGAAACTATACACGCTGAAGCTTACTCTCTATTAAACGAACAGTTAGGATTAGACAACTTCGCAGAGTTTTTGGAAGATGAAACTACGATGGCAAAGATTGAAGCATTAATGGATGTAAGAGATGCACACGACGGTACTCCTGATTGGCATGCCAGAGCTAAGTCTTTAGCTATATTCTCTGCATTTACAGAAGGTGTCAACTTATTTAGTTCTTTTGCTGTATTATTATCATTTAAAATGCGTAACTTACTCAAAGGAGTAGGTCAGATTGTTGAATGGTCAGTAAGAGATGAATCACTTCATAGCAATGCTGGTTGCTGGTTATTCAAAACATTAATGGAAGAACATCCAGAGTTTAAAACTCCAGAATTAGTTGCTGAGATTAGAGAAGCCGCAGAGCTAGCATTAAAATTAGAGTTCGATTTTATAGATAAGATCTTCGAGATGGGAGATTTAGAAAATCTAACTAAAGAAGAGCTTAAGAATTTTATTAAACACCGCGTTAATACTAAAATGAGTGATTTAGGTTTAGAACCTTTAATTCCATCTGAAGATATAGATAAAGGTGCTTTAAAAACAATGAAATGGTTTGACGCTGTTATTGCAGGTAAACAACATACAGACTTTTTCGCTAACCGTGTGACTAACTACTCAAAAGGCCATATGGAATGGGATGCGGCCGCTATGTTTTAGTATGAGAAATTGGAAACCCTTCGTCATATATAATGACAAATTTTTAGATAAGATATCTTGGTTCTTTAAAGTTGGAGGTATAGCATTATTTCCTTATATTATACTAAGAGAAAAGTACAAACAAGCAAGATATAGATCTAATGCAATGAAGACTATTAACCACGAAACAATACATTTTCAACAAGCATTAGAGCTTTTAATTATTCCCTTTTACATTTTGTATGTATTAGAGTATATTATTAAAGCAATTATTTACTTAGATATAAATAAAGCATATATGAATATCTCGTTTGAACGAGAAGCATATACAAACGAAAGAGATTTAAATTACCTTGGAGCTCGTAAGAGGTATAACTGGATTAAATTAATATTTTAAAATGAGTATAGTAGCAGATACTACCAACTGGGAATCCGGTAAGGATTATCCTGAATGGATGAATGAGGTTTCATTAGCAACTATTAGCAAAGGGTACTTATTACCTGATGAAACACCAAAAAAAGCATATAGAAGAGTAGCTTCAACAATAGCAAAAAGACTAGACCGTCCAGATTTAGAAAATAAATTTTTCCGCTATATGTGGAAAGGGTGGTTGAACTTAGCCTCACCTGTTTTGTCAAACACCGGTACCGATAAAGGACTGCCAATCTCATGTTTCGGAATCGATACACCCGACTCGATTCGAGGTATTGGACTTACCAATGCTGAACTCATGAGGTTGACTTCCCTTGGAGGTGGTGTGGGAATAGGGCTTTCTAAAGTAAGGGGAAGAGGAGAACAGATCGGCAAAGACGGTATAGGACAATCAGAAGGAGTAGTCCCATGGGCTAAGATTTACGACTCAACTATCATTGCTACTAATCAAGGAGCTGTACGAAGAGGTGCTGCATCCGTTAACTTAGATATTAATCATCCAGATATATCAGAATTTTTACAAATTCGTAGACCTAAGGGAGACCCTAACAGACAGTGTCTAAACCTACATCAATGCGTTGTAGTGGATGATAACTTTATGCAAAAACTAGAGCATAGAGACCCTGAGGCAATGAGTCTCTGGGTGGAAATACTTAAATCTAGAGTAGAGACAGGAGAGCCGTACATAATGTTTAAGGACACCGTTAATAACGCTAACCCACCTGCTTATAAGAAGAACAATTTAGACGTTACAATGACTAATATTTGTTCGGAAATTACACTCCATACTGATGAAGAACATAGTTTTATCTGCTGTTTATCTTCCGTCAACCTTACTAAATGGAATGAATGGAAAAACACAGACTTAATTGAAACTTCAATTTACTTCTTAGATGGAGTATTAGAAGAGTTTTTAGCTAAAACTAACGGTAAAGATTCTTTAATTAGAGCTTATAGATCTGCTAAAAAGGGTAGAGCTATCGGATTAGGTGTATTAGGATGGCATACTTTGCTTCAAAACGAAAGAATTCCTTTCTCTTCTATCCGAGCAACATCATTAACACATCAGATTTTCTCTGATATTAGAACTAAAGCAGAAGCAGCATCTAGAAAATTAGCAGAAGAGTACGGAGAACCCTTATGGTGTAAAGGAACTGGAATGAGAAATTCTCACTTATTAGCAATCGCACCGACAGTCTCTAATTCTACTTTATCTGGAGGTGTATCTGCCGGTATTGAACCAATTCCTGCTAACATTTATACTTTCAATTCTGCTAAAGGTACTTTTATTAGGAAGAATCAAGCATTGGTAGAATACTTAGAAGAAAAGGGGTCTAATACAGAAGAAGTATGGGATCAAATAATGCAAGATAGAGGAAGTATAGCTAACTTACCAGATGAAATAATGCCACCTGAAGATAAACCTATCTTCTTAACATTTGCTGAAATTAATCAATTGCAATTAGTAGAGCAAGCAGCTGCAAGACAGAAGTATATTGATCAAACTCAATCTCTAAATTTAGCTTTTGATCCTACTGATAGTCCTAAATTTATTAATGAAGTACATCAAACGGCTTGGAGATTAGGAATAAAAACATTATATTATTTAAGAACTGATAGCGTGATTAATGGTGATATTGGAAGTAGAACTTCTGTTGATTGTCTAAGTTGCGACGGTTAAAATAAAATTTAGTTATGGCAAAACATGAAACAATATTTGTAAATATTGCGAGTTATAGAGATCCAGAATTAATACCTACCTTAAGGGATTGCTTAGATAAAGCTAAATACCCAGAAAGATTAAGGTTCGGTATTTGCTGGCAACATAACACCGAAGATGAGTGGGATACTTTAGACGAATTTAAAGATGATTCTAGATTCAGAATTGATGAAGTAGATTCTAAAGACTCTAAAGGAGTATGTTGGGCTAGAAATAGGACACAAAAGCTATGGGTTAAGGAAAACTATACCTTACAGATTGATTCTCATCATAGATTTATAGAAAATTGGGATGAAGAATGTATCAAAATGTATAAGAAGAGCGTAAAAGCAGGTTATGAAAAACCTCTTTTAACTTCTTACATACCTTCTTATGACCCTACTAATGACCCTGCCGGAAGAGTTAATGAACCTTGGTATTTATGTTATGATCGAATAGCAACAGAAGGTCCACTACATACTAAACCTCACTCTATGGTTCGTTGGGAAGAGGAGAAAACACCAGTACCAGCTAGATTTCTATCAGCTCACTTTATATTCACAGACGGAATTTTCAATAGAGATGTACAGTATGATCCGATGTTATATTTCCATGGTGAAGAAATAACTATGGCAGTACGTGCTTTTACATGGGGGTATGATTTACTAGCTCCTAATAAAGTAGTATGCTGGCATCACTACGGTCGTGATAAAGACGTTAAACATTGGTCAGAGCATGAATTTGAACTTAGAGACAAAGTATCTTTTAGTAGAGTACGAAAGTTATTAGGTGTTGGAGAAACAAAATGTAAGCCTTGTGTTCTAAGACAAATAGAACCGTATGCTTTTGGACCTAACAGAACTTTACTCCAGTACGAGGAATATGCTGGAATTAACTTTACTGATAGAACCATACAGAAACATACATTAGATAACCTCTACCCTCCTAACCCTACTTACAATTCAGTTAAAGAGTACAGAGAATCTTTCCTTAAGCATAATAAATTTTGTGTAGATATTCATAAATCACATTTTCATTTAGATGATTACCTATTTTGTGTAGTATCATTCGAAGGTAAAGAAGAAGGAGACGTAATTCACAGAGTAGATATGGATAGCACAGAACTTAACGCTTTAATGAATGCAAATCCAGATGATGAATTTATACAAGTATGGAGAGAGTTTTACGGACCTAATCCTCATAAAGTAGTAATTTGGCCTAACTCAAAATCAGCAGGTTATATTGATAGATTCGAAAAAGTATATGAGTACAAATAAAGAAACTATTTTAGTACATTTACCGGCTTATAGAGAACCAGAATTAGTTCCTACTATTAAAGATGCTTTAAAACAAGCTGAGTTTCCGGATAGAATCCATTTTGGTATATGTAGACAGTATGAACCAGATGACGGTTTTGATGATTTATCAGAGTTTAAAGATGATAAGAGATTCAAAATACATGAGATGCTAGCTTCCGAAGCTAAAGGACTTCCGTATGCAAGAGCTCTTATAAATGAGACATTATTAACAGACGAGGATTATATTCTACAGTTAGATTCCCACCATCGATTTACTGAAAATTGGGATACAACTCTAGTAGAAATGCACGGAAAATTAGAAGAGAAAGGTTATATGCCTATCTTAACTGGGTACTTACCTGAGTATAAGCCTTTCGAAGAACCCCACGGCAGAGCACAGGATCCTTGGATGAGCATACCGAATTGTTTTTATCCTCATGGTACTATTTTTATACAGCCTACTAAGTTGACAGATTGGGAAAATTTAACCGAACCTGTTAAATCTCGATTTATATGTGGACACTTTGCTTTTGCAAGAAGTGAATGGGCTAGAGAAATAAAACACGATCCTGATATATACTTTGCCGGTGAAGAGATAAACCTTACAGTTAGAAGTTTTACTCACGGGTATGATTTATTTCATCCTCATAGGATAGTAATTTGGCATGCTACTATGAGAGAAGAAAGAGACGGGATTTTGCTCTGGGATGATCAATCCAAACGAGGTGATGATATGTTTTGGAAGAAACAATTCGAGAATCAAGCTAAACTAAGGCAATTATTTGGCTTAGAAGATAATGGGTTTGATTTAACAGGTTACGGTCTAGGCAAAGAAAGAACATTCAGGGATTATGAAATATATGCCGGTTTGCATTTTGCTAAAAGGGCTATGCAACAATACACTCTAGATTGGAAGTTTCCACCTAATCCACCTTTAGGTAGAGATGAAGAGGAGTGGGAAGATACTTTTCAAAAATCTCATTATCACTTAGTAAATATTTTTAGAGAAGATTTTCCTAAAGATGATTACGATTTTATATTGTTAGCCTTTGACGACAGTAACGGAGAATCTATTGAGAGTATATTTATAGATGACTACCGATTAGAAATGTTTCTAAAAGAGGGTAGACCGATACATTATGAACAAACTTTTCTGAGTACATCAACTCCTACAAGAGTAGTATACTGGGCACACAGTAAATCAGAAGGATGGGCTGAAAGGTTAGAATTTAAATATATTTAATGACAGGTTACGATATAGGTTTTTACGGTTCGCATAACGCTGCCTATGCCATAAGTAAGAATGGAGTAATAATAGAAGTTATAGAAATCGAAAGATTAATTAACTCTAAAAATAACGGTATTGCTCAGTATAGAACTTTCAAGCCTACCGATATACTATTTTACTCTAAATATATGGGTAGATACCTTACTAGACGGTACGGTATAGATCAATTCGACAGATGCTTTCATCAGAATACAGAAGTAACTATTGATTTAGTTTCTTATAAGCTGTTTGAAGATATACCTGCTAAAGAGTATATAGATGGACTACATCATTTGTCACATGGAGCAGGTAGTTTTTATCAATCTAATTTTAAATCTGCATTAGTGTTTTCTTTTGATGGAGGAGGTAATGATGGATTTTTTAATATCTATCACGCTAAAAGAAATAAAGGATTAAAATTACTTGAAGTAGTCAATAATCCTGAGTCTGAATCACCTCATTTGTTTTTAGATCTCGGCTTTCCGTATATGGCATTTGGCCATTATATTGAAGAAATAAAACAAGAAATTGACCTTAGTGCAGGGAACCTAGTGTACCCAGGTAAACTTATGGGATTAGCAGCATTCGGTGAAGTACAGGAAGAATGGTTGCCTGCATTTTACGATTACTACCGCTGTATAAACAACGGCGATACACATATGGAAGTTATTTCTAAGTTAGGAATAGCTATAGGAGTTGTTTTTGATAAAAACGATAGATTAAGTGAAAAAGTAGGTAGAGACATTGCTGCAACTTCTCAAAAAGCTTTCGAAAACGTATTTCTAGAAGTTGCTAAACCCTATTTCGACAAATACCCAGACTTGCCAATCTGTATTGCTGGAGGATGTGGTTTAAATATTACTCTCAATACTAGAATAGCAGAGGAATTTGGAAAAGATGTTTTCGTTGGACCAAACCCTAATGATTGTGGCTTAGCTGCTGGTATGCTATTAAATGAATTTAAACCTTTAGATCCTGCTATTATTACTTATTCTGGAATGGAGATTACAGATTTAGAAAATTTAGGAGAATTCATACACTATGGATACTGGTTTACCAGTAGTAAATTTAAATACAGCGAATTAATTAAAGATTTAGTAGCAGGTAAAATTATTGGAGTAGCACAGGGCAGATCAGAACATGGTCCACGTGCTTTAGGTAATAGGAGTATTATATGTAACCCTGCTTTCAAAAATATGAAAGACATTCTCAATGCTAAAGTTAAAAATCGTGAATCCTATCGCCCTTTCGCACCTGTTGTTAGATTAGAAGATGTAAATAAATACTTTGAATGGGATAAAGCTAGTCCATTTATGAGCTTCAGTCCTAAAGTAAAAAAAGAATGGCGTCAGAAATTAAAATCAATTACACATTTTGATAATACTGCCAGAATACAGACAGTAACTAAAGAACAAAATAGATTTCTTTATGATTTACTTACTGAGTTAGATAAAGTGACAGGAATAGGTGTTATATTAAATACTTCTTTTAATGTAGCAGGAAAACCTATACTAAATACCTTGAAAGACGCATTTACAATTTTTGAGGAAACTAAAATGGACAGTTTATTAGTAGAAGATGTTTATATGAAAAAAGGATAAAATGAGTAACGTAACTTTAGTATCAGGTCTGTGGAATATTGGCAGAGAAGAAAGAAATTTTGAAGAAATTTATATTCCAAGATTTAAGGCTTTTCTGAAAACAGATGTACCAATGATTCTCTTTTTGCCTCAAGAACTACATGAGTTAGTCTGGGAAGTAAGAGATCAATCCAACACATTTATTAAGAGTTTTGAATTAGAGGATTTTAAAACTAATTTATTTGCTCCTCACTGGGATAAATGTCAAGGTATACGAAATAGCCCTGAATGGAAAAATACCACTGGAGAACATGGCTGGTTGCCAAATTCACCTCAATGCAAATACGAGTGGTATAATCCACTAGTAATGTCGAAGATGTTCATGATGAACGACGCTAGAATTTACAATAATTTTAATACTGAATTCTTCTTTTGGGTAGATGCTGGATTAAATATGACTGTACATGATGGTGCACTTACTAATCCTGAAATCTATAATAAAGCAGCAGATTTAGCTAACCCGTTTTTATTTCTTTCCTTTCCTTATAAACCAGCAGGTGAAGTACACGGTTTTAGAGAAGATGCTCTAATGCGCTACACAAAATGTAAAACTGAATATGTCTGTAGAGGCGGCTTTTTTGGAGGACATAAAGAAGCAATTGAGAGAGCTAGTACCATATACTATTCACTTTTAGAAAGAACTCTTTCTGAAGGGGTGATGGGTACAGAGGAAACATTATTTACCATAATGGCTTATAATGAACCTCAGACGTTCAGGAGGTACATGTTGGATGATAATGGCTTAATAGTTAAATTCTACGATAATCTTCATGAAAACAATGTAGAACTAGAACCAATCGATAAAGTAAATTCTACTGAGAAACGAGTAGTTACTCAGCATCAAGTTGATAACCTCACTACTAACCTCTATATATTGACATTTAATTTCCCTGAACAGCTTAAACATACTTTAGCGACTATGAGGAAAACACCAGAATGGTTACATAAACCTAACATAGTACTTTTAGATAACTCCACAGACGAACAGGCGATAGAGCAAAATAAAATACTATGTGAAGAGGAAAGTTTTGAATATATTAATTTAGGTGGGAATACAGGTATATGCGGTGGAAGACAAGCAGCAGCAGAACATTTTGATAAATCAGATGCTGACTACATGTTTTTCTTTGAAGATGATATGACATTAAACCCACCAGAGATCAAAGGACAGTACTGTAGGAACGGATTTCAAAAG